TCATGTTGCTTCTTCAACTGGAGCTTGGCCTGTTTACATAAACGAACCACTTCAGTCTTGCCCATAACTTTAGCACGTTGTTCCATCACTGTCAAGATCTGAATCTTTCTAGCGTAAGGTTTTTTTAATCTTTTTACTTTTGCAATGGTTGCCTTTGCATCAGCAACAGTAGCAAATTTAATACTGACTGTATCTTTAGGGTTCTCATCAGTATAAAGTCTTCTACCACTACCTTTAGGCTTTTTTCCTGTTCCTACTTTGGGGTCTTTCTTTTTCACTATCTGTAGCCACCACCTTTAGCCTTATACTGTTTGGCTAACATCTGTGCCTTTCTAGCTGACCACTGACCGGGATTACCACCTTTACCACCTGCTTTAATTTTATTAAAGAGGCTCTTTCTCATGGTAGGCTTTGTGTAGTTTCCTGCTTTGTTTACTGTAGATTTAGCTGCCATTAGCTCGGTATCTCCGTAATTGATGATACTATATGTAATCTGTTTGAGTCAACTGCTTTTGCTTTTAGTACATCTCCACCAGTTAAGAGAAGATCTCTTGAAAGTAACTCTACAGTTCCATTAGCACTTATTGATTTAAGTTGAAATAAGTTAAATATATTACTAGACGAATCAGTAATTGTTATTGTTATTTTAGATCCAAGACCACTATCATCAGAAACAATGATAGATTCTACAATAGCACTTCTATTAGAAGGAGTTGTATAAAGAACTGTCCTTGTTGTAGTTGTTAAATCTAACCTTGCTGTTTTTAAAGCAGAAGTGCTTTGTATTGTAGACATTGTTATCTTCTTTTTAAATTATCAACAATTCCATATTTTTTAGGCATACCACCTCTGGACATTGTAGTTTGAGATAGTCCTGTAGAGGTGCTAGTAGGTTTATTCATAGGGTTTGCACTAGAAATCATACCACCCATGTTCATCTTTTTCTTTTTCATCTTGTTGAGATATTCACGTAGACTTAAACCAGACTTTTTAAGTTCTGCTTCTGTTACTGCTGCTTTCATCCTACCAGTTTTAACATCTTTATATTCAGTGAGACCTCTACGTTTAGCTTCTGCTATACTTGTTGCAAAATCACGAATACCTTTTACTGACTTTGTTTTTTCTGCTGCTCTTTCAGGACTACCTACGTTAATAGTATCTCCTGCTTTAATTTTATCTTTATCTGTAATTTTAGGGTTTAACTTCATTAAGGCAGCAACAGTTGTGTTATTTCGTTTGGCTATTGCTGATAGTGTGTCACCACTTTTAATTCTTCTTGTACCACCCTTACCACCTTTACCTAAAGGAGCTACATCTTTTACAGATGATTTTCTTTTTGCAGTTCCTGTCTTTGCACCTGATCTAACTCCCATTCCTGTAGTTCCTACTGCAGAACTACCTTTATTTGCTCTAGGTCTACTTACTTGAGATTCCATATCTGACTTTAAAGATTTTCTTAGTTTTTGTTCTTCTTTAAAACTTTTTAAACCTTTTTTAGATTGATCATTAATCATTCTCTGAGCTGCAGCTGCACTTGAAGGACCACCTCCATGCAGAAATTTTTGTGCAAAAGCTCTAACTTCATTAAGATTTAACTCATTTAAACTATTTCTAATACCTTTTAAATTATTTTGAGTTGTCTCTGACATTTCAGAAAGTCTTTTACCAAAACCTAAATTTTTAGTAAGAGCTTTCATTATTTTACTAACAATATTATTTTTACTCTCGTCAGGACTCAAAGAAAACTTACCATCTTTGTATTCAGCCATAATTATCTCCTAGTGTTTAAGATCCTTTTACCCATTTTTTAGAGGGTGATTGAGTTTTACTTGGACTCCACTTAACTTTGTCTGCCCAATAAGCTGCAGACATTTTTCCTTTTGCTATGTTCTTAGCGTGTCTGCTTTTAAATGCCTGTCGTTGTCCTACTGTCTGATTTGTTTTAACACCTGCTTGTCCAAAACGTATTGTTTTAATTTTGTCACCTTCTTTAGCAACAACAATATGAGATTTCTTACTACCTGTGAGCCTTTTAGGTTTGTTAAAGCCAGTAACACCTGCTCTGGTAAGTCTAGGATCTTTAGCCATATTCTTTTCGCTTTACACTAGGTTGAAATACGTCTTTAGCATCAAGTAAACCTTCTAGATACATAGCTCTTTCTACATGATCTAGTGAATACTGAATGCCTGTGTCTAAAAATATCTTTTTTCTCACATAAAATACATCAGAACGAGGAATGTGACATCTCCTCAGTTTAGCTTCATCTTCATCTGCCAGAGCTAAATAAAATTCTTCTATGACGTTATCGCTAACGTAGACTTTTGGCTTTGACATGACCCTAGTTATACTCCAAAAATTGTTGTTGTCAAGAAGAAACGACAAAAAAGATACTAAAGGCTCTCCTCCTCCTCTAGTAATAAATAAAAATCCCCTACTTAAAGTATTACTTTAGTAATTAACTTTAATAATTACTAGAAAGGAGATAGGAGTTTTAGTAGAACTTAAAGTATTATTAAGTATTACTTATAGTATTATACCATGTATACTGTATTTGTCAAGCAAAAAGTGCCGCCGCCTAGGTTTTTCTTTTTGTATGTTATAAAAATGTACTTAACAAGTACGCTTAGTATACTTTTGGTATATACAAGATTATAAATGGATGTGGTTAACAGCTAAAAATGCTCCCCTCTGGCATTTTGGGTATACATATACGTAGGGGAGGGGGGTGGCTCATGCAAGGGTGTCGTGCTAGTCGTTATCATATACAAAAGTTTTACAGTATTTATTACTATATCTATTAACCTACTGTATTTATTAGGTATTCTATATAATAATACATTCTTTATTACTATATGTATTACAGAATCACTAACGATTTTGTGATCACACTTTAAACTTTGAAAAGATGCATCAGATTATTTTGTGATCACAAATACACCACCCCCAAAAAAACTGATTCGTTTTATACTTCATTAATCCTACAAAAACGAATCACCAACTAATTTACTCAGGATTACAATAGTCAATAAAATAAGGGTTAAAAAAATTAGTTGACATTGTTTTACATTTTATGCTTATAATGATCACATCAAGGCAGTAATAAAAAACTGTGACATTTTAACAACAACAAAAGGATTAAACAAATGTTAGCATCTTTTCACAACATAAAAGAAATGATTTTAGAAAATGTAGAAAAAAGAGTAAGAGATAACGATACACCGTATTATGTTTTTACTTTAGAGATAATAGATGAAAATAATAATAAAGATATTTTAACTTTTTTCTCTAATGATAAAGACGGATTAAACTTTAAAAGATTTAAATAATATTAATAGAAAAGGATTAAACAAATGCAAAATTTACAAGTAATAGCAATGGTTTTAGGTTTAAGAATAACTAAAAATAGTGGTGGTTATCTCTTAAATAATGGTGGTTATTCAATGGGAATACAATTTGATAATTTACATAGCTTATCAATTCATTTAGCTAGTAAGGTTCAAGATTTAAATAATAGTTAATATTTGTAGTAGCATCTTAATTGGTGCTACTTGAAATACTAACTGCAACAACAATAGGATTAAATAAAATGTCAGGATATAAAGGAAAAATTATTAATAGTGGCAATGATGCTAAAACCATAAAAGGTAATGGTGATAAATACGAAACTGCAATCTTTTATGGTAAATCATACAAGCAATTTATTGACGGTAAAGAATACAACACTTGTTCAATGGCTAAAATTGCTAGTTGTTTTAAAGGTTGTTTATATAGTGCAGGTCGTGGAAAGTTTAACAATGTACAACAAGCAAGAACAAGAAAAACAACTTTATTCTTTACTGATAGAAAAGAATTTTTAAGGTTGCTTGTTAATGATTGTATTAAATTTGAAACAAAAGCAATTAAACAAGGTGTAAAACCTTGCGTAAGATTAAATGGTACTACAGATATACAATGGGAAAAGATAAAAGTTATCAAAGATGGTATTGAATATGAGAATATTTTTAGTGCTTTTCCTAACATTCAATTTTATGATTATACAAAGATATTTAAAAGAGATGTATCACACATTAAAAATTATCATTTAACTTGGAGTTATTCAGAAGCAAATACATGGTATGCTGAACAATATAAAACTGCTATTAAAAATGGTATGAATATTGCCGTAGTATTTCGTGATAAAAACCTACCAAAAAAGTTTTTAGGATTAACTGTAATTGATGGTGATAAAGATGATTTAAGATTTTTAGATCCTAAGAATAGTATAGTTGGATTATATGCTAAAGGTGATGCAAGAAAAGATACATCAGGATTTGTAATTGATGTAAATAAATTAAATTAATAAATAGATGAGGAGCAAACAAAATGATTACTAGAAAAGATATAATAGATAATACAATTATTAAAATTATGAATGAGTATATTAAAAAAAGAAAAGATAATATTGCAGGTACTTTAACAATAGATTTACCAAAAATATTGGATGTAAAAGAGCAAGAATATATTGTTAATATAATTAGAAAACACATTAAATAATTGGAGCAAACAAAATGAGATTCTTTATATTATTTACAATAGGTTTACTTGTGCTAGTGTTATCAGCAATAGTAATGTTAATATCTTTATTATCTAATACTTGGTGGTTATTCTGGTTCTGTGCTTTATTTATGGTTATGTCTGGTTTAATATTTCATCTTGCAGATAGTGACATATTTACAACAACAAATAAAAAAGATTGGAGGTGATAAAAAATAATTAAAATAAGTATTGCGAATCAAATTAAAGTATGATTAAAGTTAATTATAAACAATAACAATGAGGTAAAATAAAATGACTAAACAATATATAAAACCAAAATTTTTTACTTGCATTTCAATCAAATCAAATAATGATGGTACTGCAGGTTTCAGATTTAACATCTTAGGAATGAAAGGATTAGTTAGAAGAAGAAAAAATAAAAGCAATGGTTTAAGGTTAACTAGTGGTGATTGTTTTAATTCTTTACATATGTTTAAAACAACAATCCATATTGAAAAGAAAAGAACAGTTAAACCATTAGGACACTTTGCAGGTTAAGTTTAATCCTATTAGTAGTGTTGTTGGAAAGTGAGGATATAAAGTAAACAACACTACCTTTAAGATTAAATTAAAAAAGAAAGGTAAAACAAAATGAAACTTAAAATAACAGAGATACAGAATAATATTAATCCAAAGTATTATGAGATATACAATGAAATAATAAAAGATGCTTGCGAAAATATGGGAATAAAAAATATTAATGCATCTTGGATAAATGTAGAATATGAGGAGAAAGAATAATGTTAAATGTAAAAGCAAGAAATAAATTTATTGATGCAAAAGATAAAGGCATATTAGATGCAGAAGAAACAATGGAATATGTTGAAGAGTGTTTACATAATCAGCCAGAAGTTATCTTTATGTCTAAGCATGGTGCAGTAACATTTACAAGTGAGGATTTAGAATGATTATTTATAGTGATATGGATGGTGTACTTGCTGATTTCTTTGGTGACTTAGCGATAAAAAATAATGTGGATCATTGGAGAGAAATCAAAGATATTAACAAGGCATTAAAAGAACTAGCAGGAACTCAATTCTTTAGCCAACTACCTACCTTCCACATGATAACTTACCCATTGGTAGGACACTTGAAAGAAATAGAAAGCATTAACAAGTTTATACAATGGGGGATTATTTCTACACCCCTTGAGTGTGACCATGAGCATTCAATAAGACAGAAAACAAAATGGTTACACTTGAAAAACTTGATGCCTAGTAAACACAATTTACATTTTTTGTATGATAAAAAGCAACTTGCCATTAACAAACTTGATAGTTCACCTAATGTTTTAATAGATGATAAGTACGACAACATAAGAATGTGGAGAGAAAGGGGTGGAATAGGCTTGCAATTTCAAGCAGGAAAAGATAGTGTTGATGTATTAAAAAGACGAATCAATGAGGTGATAACATGAAAGAAGTAATTTTAAATACAATAGAAAATAAAAGAGATGTTGAAACTATTATTAATATTATTGAGGATCAACTAATAGAACAAGGGATAGGAGATGCAATTCCTTTTGCATTTGAAATAAAAGTTTTCTATGAAGAAGAGGGATAACATGAAAGATAAACTTAAAATAATATCATTATGTGATGGCATGAGTTGTGGTGCTTTAGCATTAGAACCTTGGCTTGAACAACAAGGATTGACATGGGATGACATTGAGTATCATGCATTTGAAATTGACAAGTATGCTGATGCAGTAAGCAGATACAACTACCCATTGATGTACCGACATGGTGACGCTAGGAAATACAAGAACTTACTAGGTGATGACATCTTCTTATTAATGGGTGGTTTTCCTTGTCAACCTTATAGTTTTTCTGGCAAGGGTAAAGCTACAGAAGATGCTAGAGATTTATCTAATCTTATCTTTGATGCACTCAAAGAGTTGAAACCTAAATACTTTCTGTTTGAAAATGTACCCATGAAAAAGGAACATCAAGATAGAATTAGTGAGGGTATTGGAGTTGAACCTACCATGATTAACTCTCAAGATTTTTCTGCACACCATAGAAAAAGATTGTATTGGACAAACATCAAGATAGATGGGTGGCATAATCTCAATCAAGATGTATCACTTAAAGACATACTAGAAGATGGTTTTGTAGATAGAGATAAATCACATTGCATTGATGCAAACTATTTTAAAGGTGGTTCAATGAAGATGTACAAAGAAAAATCTAGAAGACAACTTGTCTTTGATACAGAGAAGAAGAAAGGTTGTAGACAGATAGGTGTAGCTGATATAAAAGGTTATGACATTATCAAAAGAGTTTATGATCCAGACTATAAAGCACCTGCATTAACAACAATGCAAGGTGGTTGGAGACAACCTAAAGTGTGGGATAAGTGTGGAGCATTTAGAGGTAGGTACAAGGTTGATGGTGTAAGACAAGATCACAAGATGAAAGTTGCAGGATTAACTACACAACAACTTGAGGTGCGTACTGATAATAAAACTAATTCATTGACCACAGTACAAAAAGATAATGTACTAGTTGATGAAGAAAAACTCTATTGGAGAAACTTGACACCTCTTGAATGTGAGAGATTGCAGACTGTACCTGATGGGTATACAAAGTATGGTATGTTTGCTAGTGATGAAGACAAGAAACCCATCAGCAATACACAAAGATACAAGATGTTAGGCAATGGTTGGACTGTTGCAGTAATATCACACATAATGAAAAACATGGAGAAATAAAATGAAAGCATATTTAATAGACCCAAAAGAACAAACAATAACACAAGTTGAACATGATGCTAGTGACTACAAGAACATCTCAAGAACAATAGGTTGTGATTATTTTACAACAGTCGTATTAAATGAACATGACGATACTATTTATCTTGATGATGAGGGTTTACTTTACATGGACATTAAGTATATGTTTCAGATAGATAACAATGAGAACTTTTGTTATGCAGGAAAAGGTTTAGTGTTAGGTACTGATAGAGAGGGTGAGAGTTGTGAACCTACCATAACACTAGATGACTTAAAGAAAAGAGTAACAAGATATTTTACAATAGGTTAGGAGAAATAAAATGAATGAAGAAACCTTAGAAAAGATAGAAGAAAGTAGAAAAGGTATGACACAAATACAGAGATTAGTTGATGACTTATATTGGGAATATGATAGAATGTCTAGCAGTGGACAAAAAACTTTAGATAAACTATTTAGAAAAGTTTTTAAAAATGGAGAAGAAGAATGAAAAGTAAAATGTATAAACTATCAAAGATTCCAATTTCAGATTGGAAACATGGTTCAGAACATAGTCACAAAGTTGATCAACTTACAGTTGGTAAACTACTTAGTACTGAATATGAAGATTTAATACCTGCAGACACACTTGATAATTTATATTATCATTTACTAGACAGTAAAGCTATCAGAAGGAAATTAAAAAATGAAAACTAATTTAGAAAAGCACAAGCACTACCAGAAGAAATCACGCTACCAATTCTGTGAGATACCTAATGATGAGGAAGGACAACAGTTGGTAAAGCTGATGAAGAAATACTTAAACAAGCACAG